TGACAGAACTCATCTATGGCATGACCAGGAATTCCTTCAGATCAGCTGCAGAAGCGCAGGTGAAGGCTGAGCAGATTTCGGTCAGGCCGGACGATTACGCAAATATTTTGGAAGACGCTCTGTCGCTGGTCGCTCGCAAGGAAGCCCTCCTCGCCAGATGGTTGATTGGCCCGCAGGACGTTGCTCCTCTGCTTGGCCCCATGGCTGCGCAGGCGTGGCAGATGCACGTTCAAGGCGAAGACCCGGATTCCGTTGTGCGGGAGTATTCGTACCGCGTTGAGGCTGGGTCTGTGAAGAAGCCCAACGTCGCCACTCGCATTGAGAACATCACCAACGCGATGCAGATCCTCGCGCCGATCAGTCAGGGTCTGTTGCAGGCCGGTAAGCCGGAACTGTTCAACGCGCTCTTAGAGGACTGGGGCAAGGCGATGAACACCGATGTGTCGCGGTACATGGTTCCGCCGCCACCTCCCCCACCCCCAGGCCCGCCCCCCGAAGGACCGCCCAATGGAAATCCCGGTTGAAGTGAAGCGCGCTGGCGCAGAAGCCATCGCAGCGTATAAGCGTGCCCTGCCCTACGGTGAGAAGTGGGCCGCAATGGTCGCCACTCAGACACCCCCGGGAACGTCCGGCACTGACCGTGCGTTCATGGAGGGCCGCATGAACAACCAGCAGCTGGACGACATGCCCGTCCGACAGGCCAAGTACGTGGCCGCGGAAGCCAAGAGCGCCGGGATCAACATCTCGGGCAAGCACTACGTGGGAGGGCTGGCTGACAAGCGAGGCTGGCGCGATCCCGAAGCGTGGGTTTCCAACAATGACGATGTCCTCAAAGTCGCCCACAAGCGGCGATTGGCCGTGAGCGGAACGGTGAACTACGACCCGGGCGTGGCCGATCCCAAGCGGAAGCTTATCAGCGAGACGATTGTGCGAGAGGAAGTTGCGAAAGCCAAGAAGCTGAACCCATCCGCAAAGAACTCGGACCTCCGCGAGCAAGTGATTGCCAAGCACGCCTATCGGGCCAAGGGGCGCGGCGTATGAGCTACATCAAATACTCGCAGCTTCGACGCGGTACGGCTGCGGAATGGTCGGCAGCGAATCCGATCCTTCTTGCGGGCGAGGTGGGCTATGAGCGAGATGTCCCGCTTACCACGGAACCATCGGCAGACACGTACGACTACACAGACCCAGCGTTCGGCTCGGGCGCGATCAAGATCGGGGACGGTGTGACGCGGTGGAACGATTTGCCGTATCTGCTGTCTGCGTTGCGGTTCTCGTTGCCGTCGTCTAGCGATGTGGAGATGACAGACATCAGAACAGGTGATGTGCTGCGGTGGTCTAGCGGCAAGTGGCGCAATTACTCGGAGACACAACTTTTCGACGGGGGGAATTTTTAAATGGCTACATTACGGATCAAGCGACGGGCGAGCGGGGGAGGTGCGGGGGCACCCAGCAGTCTGGCCAACGCAGAGTTGGCATTCAATGAGCAGTCGAACATTCTTTACTACGGGACTGGCACGGGCGGCGCGGGCGGGTTGGCCACTAGCGTTATCGCCATCGGTGGATCCGGCGCGTTTGCCACGCCCAGCTACGTGGACTCTGCGCTGTCGTCTGGCGTGTCGTCCGCAGTGGCGTCACAGCTGACGAACTACGCTGCCTTGGCTGGTGCGTCCTTCACTGGCAACGTAACGGTCGCTGGCAATCTGACCGTCAACGGGACGACGACCACCATCAACAGCACAACGGTCAGCGTGGATGACATCAACGTCGTTCTTGGCGATACCGCCTCTCCTTCAGACGCCACATCAGACGGCGGTGGCATTACGCTCAAGGGGAACAGTGACAAGACACTGAATTGGGTCAGCGCCACTTCCGCCTGGACAAGCAACCAAGACTTCAACCTGCTGACTGGCAAGGTGTATGAGATCAACGGATCGACCGTCCTCTCGGCCACCACGCTCGGCTCGGGAGTCACAAGCTCCAGCCTGACGAGCGTTGGCACGCTTTCCACGGGTGTCTGGCAGGGCACCGCGGTAGCCGTTGGCTATGGCGGCACGGGCCTGACCGCAGCCGTTAACGGACTTCTCAAAGGAAATGGCTCCGCGTATTCCGTAGCGTCTGCTGGAACTGATTACCTCGCGCCCGCATCGGACATCGATGGAGGCACGTTCTAGTTGGCTACCGTTCGGATCCTCCGATCAACGACGGCCTCTGCGGTGCCGTCTTCGCTCGTCTCTGGGCAGATCGCCATCAATGAGGCAGACGGCAAGCTGTTCTATCGCAACGGCTCGGGGGTCGTCACGCAGCTGGCTACCGGAGGCGGCGGTGGCACTGAGCTATTCACCTATGCCACCACGGCCAACTTCCCGGGCACCGGGGCCACTACAGCCTTATACCTGAGCATCGCGTCCGGCCGCGTCTATCAATGGAACGGCAGCGTCTACTCTGAAGTGGGTCCGGTTGGTGGTGGCGGCTCTGGCCTCTCTTGGTCAAGCGTGCCAGCGTCAGCGACTGCGACAGGGACGGCGGGGAGTATCGCGTATGACGGCTCGTTTTTCTACATCGCAACAGCAACGAACACATGGGCGAGGGCTTCTCTTTTGTGGCCGGAACCCGACGCTGCCGCATTCATTTCCGCCGCAGGAATCACTGACGCAACGCAAATATCTGCTATCCAATCGCTCGTTGTAGGTCTCAAGTCTGCGGGCGTCTGGTCAAAAATGCGCGCGATTTACCCGTTCATCGGCGGCACGGCATCGACTCACAAATGGAACCTCAAAGACCCGCGAGACTTGGACGCCGCCTATCGACTGGCGTTTTCAGGCAACTGGACGCACTCCGCAACGGGGGCCACTCCAGATGGCAGCACGGCATATGCCAATACGTTCGCCGTGCCATCCACGTTTTTTAGCGACTACACAGGCGCATACGGCCTGTATCTGCGCACCAACCCAGCATCTTCGACTGGGTATCGAGTGGACATGGGCGCACAGTTTTTCTCGGACCCAACAAGCAACCGATTTCTCCAGCATATCGGATCAACCGACGGCAATTCGTACTACGACTGGCGGAATCGCGTAACAGTTGCCACGTCGACCGTCGGTAGTGTCATTGGGTTCCATGTCGTCTCGCGGACAAGCACTTCGCTGATGACGGTCTACCGGAACGGCAATTCGGTTGCGTCCGGGACATCGTCGGACATCACCACCGACCTGCCAAATCGCGCGCTCTACATCGGCGCACAGAACCACTCCGACGGACCGAGCTTGCACTCAAACCGCGAGCAGTCATTTGTGTTTCTGTCGGAATCTCTGTCTGGCTCGGAAGTGACTGCCGTCAATGCCGCCGTGCAGGCGTTCCAGACGGCACTTGGCAGGAACGTCTGATGCGTGACGCCATCTACCTCGCCGCTCTCGTCACCGCCGCGCTCGCCGCTGGCGTGATCGCGGCACGGGCTGGGCAGGCCGCGATTCGGTGGGCGATTGGTCGGGCGATTGTCAACGCTTTTGGGTGATACATGAGCAGCACACTTCGAGCACTCGCCGACAGCCTCGCCACTGGCTTGCAATCCGTGACGTGGGGCATCACGTCCACGGTCGTGGAGCGTAAGAACTGGGCGAACGTGGACGTCGATGCAATGGCATCGCCTCGCGTGTTCGTCGTTCCCGGCAATGCTGACGTCACTCGCATCAGCCGGCAGGTGATGCAGGTGGACTACACGGTGTCTGTGTTCGTCGGGCGGCATGTGAGCACTGATGCAGAGGTTGATGGCATGCTCGACCTAGCAGACAGCGTCATGCTCCAGGTGCGTGCTCATTCGTTTGGCGCTGGCGTCACGTGGCCGGCTGGCGTCACGAGCCCGCAGACGGTCAGCATTGACCTGAATCCCGACGACGCACTGACTGAGCGGAACGTCTGGCGGGCTGTGATCACGGCGACGTACCGGGTGTTTGAAAGCAACACGCTGCCGACGCCTGCACCGTAGGAGGTGGCTATGCCGTCAATGCTTTCTGGCATGAGCCGTGCATTTATCCGTCCCGGCATGGTCGGCGGCAATCGCCGTGAGATGTCAGGCGATACGCTCGGGCGGCTGAGGCTGCGGGCGAGCATTCGCGGGAGCTTCTTCGACAAGCCGAAAGTCAGCCGGATGATCGGCAAAATGAACGCTCGCGTTCTGTCGATGCTCGGCAAGGACATCAAGCAGGAAGCCAAGGCTGGCATCGGGCGTGGCAAGGGCAAGGTCAGCGCAGCCTCACGCAAGAGGCTCGGGCGTGGCAAACCGACTGAGTTCGTGGGCGGGCTGTACCTAGACATCACCGGCTACTCTGCCGGCGAGCCTCGGCCGGCGGGCCAACCGATTAAGTCGTGGGCGCCAAGGAAGTTTATCTACAACGACATTGTAAACTTCTTTGATCCTGCCCGAATGACAGCCGTGATCGGAACGTACAAGACGCGACCCTGGCTGGCGCAGCTGCACCAGTTCGGCGGCACGGTCAAGCAAACCGCTTGGAGGATCGGCGTCGGGGCTGCGCGCAATGCGTACCTGCGCCAGCGTGGAAACGGCAGGCAGGGTCGAGACGAGCGGGGGAGATTCACAAGTGCGTTGCCGCAACGCAACCAGCACGAGTACGGCGCACTCATCTGGCAGATCGACAAGGCCGGGCGATTTAAGCACAGCCGCAACTGGGAACGCACCACAATCACTCGGATGGCACGCTATCCGGCTCGCCCGTACATGGCAGGGTCTAGGCGTGTGGATCTCGCCATCCAAAAAGCCAACAAGAAGTGGAAAGACCAGCTGGCGAAGAACTAGCCACGGCATACCCGGTCTAGATTCCGCCCTGCTGCCCATACCGTGAGCGAACCAGCCGCACCGCTGGCACTCGCACACGAGGACACGCATGTCTGGTTCTTCCGTTACTGTCACGCTCGGGAAAAATGTGGTCGTCGCAGGCGTTGCGAACGCGCGCTCTTGCACTGTCACCAACTCTGCGTCTGACGTCGATGTCACCAAGTTCGGCGACACTTCCCGCAAGTTCAGGAAGGCTCTCATTGAGCAGACGATTGAACTTGAGTGCGTAGACGCCCCGGGCGTCAGCCTCGGCGGAAGTTTTACGATCGCCGGAACAACTACCGGAAATGCCACCTACATCTGCACGAACATTTCGCAGAGTCAGCCGCTTGATGGAATTGTTACGTACACGGTTTCGGGCACTCGCACCACACCCGCATCAGCTTAAGGAGTAAACCTCATGGCTATCACTCTTGGTAAGGACGTTTCAGCAGAGCCGCCGTTCGGGGCTGGCGTCATCTCAGCCACGTACACCGAAGAAGCCGAGACAATTGACATTTCCAACAGGAGCAGCGTCGGCGCTGCCGTCGGGCCTGGCAAGAAGGTTGCCGCTGTCGGCTTCACCACCAAAACGTGGGAGATTGAGTGCCACGACGCAGCTGGTCTGATCGCGGCACTTGAGCAGAACGCGACGACCGGATGGTCGGTCATGTCTGTGTCCGAAAATATAGGAGTTGATGGGGCAGTGACCTTCAATGTGACGGCTAAGGAGTTCTAGTGGCGATCACGCTGGGGAAAGACTGCTCCATCATGCTCGATGGCGGGCAAATCTTCAGCGCTCGCAATGTGACGCTGACGGAATCCGCCCGCACGATCGACGTGAACGCCTACGGCAGTCGCTACGCAGCGGTCTACAGCACGGGCTACGAGTGCAGCGTGTCTGTCGAGTTGAACGACGCAGCAGATCTGGGCACGGCGTTCCAGAAAATGCACACGGGCGGGACGTTCACGGTGAACGGCGGCGCTGCCGGGTTTTCGTTTCTGGCGGTGATGACCGGGATTTCGGAGACAGACCCGATTGATGGCGTGGCGTCCTTTGTGCTCGAAGGTCGCATGACTGATCCGGCTCTTGTGAGGTAAGTGGGATGCGTGAGTTTAGGGATGACCAGGGAAGACCGTGGCAGGTGGCGTTGACGGTGGCGTCGGCGCTGCGTGTCCGTGACAACGTCACGGTCGATGTTGTGGACGAGGAGAGCGGCGAGCGTAAGGCTGTGCCATTCGACATGGTGGACGCTGCGAACATCTCGCAGACGTTCCAAGTGCTGCGAAGCCAGTACGCCAAGATTGGCGAGATCCTTTACGCACTGCTGACCAAGCAAGTCGAGGCGAAGGGGCTGAGTCGGGAAGACTTCCTTGACGGTTTGCGTGGCGATTCGCTGGACGCTGCGACGAAAGCACT